TGATAACAAAATAATCATGTGATTAACTTATAACAACTATCGATAACAACCATTACCGCTAATATTTTTCTCATGAAATATATCTCTCCTCTTGATATGGTATTTTCCACTTATCACAATAGCGTTCAAATATGGTATGTCTTAATGACGGATGAAGCCCCCAGTTAGATGCTGGGTTGGTAAATTCTATATACCTATTAAATTTTTCTATCAAATACACAGGCGTAAAATTCATTATTTCATCTTTCCATAAAACACTTTCCCCAAATATTATTGAAAGGAATGCAATAATATTTTTTATTTGTTCTTCATTACTCATAATTTACACCTTTCAATTATCCTCACCAAGGCACGGCCATTACCTTCCTTTACAAATTGGAATGGACTTTTATCGCCTAGTTCTTGTTGTGGGGACATCCACCAAGACAAGGTTTTATCTTTATTAAATTGGAACATCTCTAATGCATGGTTAAAGACTTGTTCGTATGTTAAGTTTTTTGCTATCCCACGATGACCCGTAGTCAATTTAATTTCTCTTTATAATATTCCGCCAAGTCCATCTTAAGGAATTCTTGTAAATTCACGTTAAACGCATCAACAAGCCCCTTATAATTTAATTCCTTCCCAATACTAGAGAAATGAAAATGCTTTATTTTTCGTAGGATATTTATGTTGATGGACGAGGTTGCACAAATAATCATGTTTATAAAATCAACGGGATCAATTAATTCTTTTTTATGGTCATAGGAAATCATTTCCAGTGATTTTAATATTTGCTTGTTAACAAACTTTACTGATGACTTTGATATCCTTATGACATGTTCATTTATTTCATCATCGGATAACTTAATTGGTTTCCTTGCCATTACTTCATGCACTCCCAGTCCAATGCATTAAAGCATTTCCAAGTTGGCATAAACTCAAATTCTACTGGTCGGCAAATTGCTAACTGGTCTTTGTCTACAAATAAATAACCATCCCCATATTCTTCTCGCGTTACGCATTTCTTATTCTTTAATTCTTCCAATGCTTCAGTAAATGTTATTTTTTTTTCACTACCAACGACAAACCATCCATCGGATGTAATAATAGTTGGCATCGTATAAAAGCTAACATACTCACCACGAAACGCTTTCACCACATCGCCAACCAAACATAAATGCATGGTAGGTTCCCACTCCTTTCGCCTAACTTTTTTTCCCTTCATTAACTCTTCATAAGCCTTTGCGTAATTCATTTAATCATCCTTAATAATTAACCTTTATGCTGTTGTGCCGGTAATACAAGTCTGATCCGCGGCACAACAAGAATTGATGCTCCCCTATACGATTCCGCGTATAGTTTAACCGCCGAGCAAGCGAGGCTTTTATCTCACCAGAGTGTAAAAACAAGCGATTCGAACGCTCCTCCCGTCTCACCAAAACTCAGCCACCGAGTCAGAATCGAACTGACCTTCATTGATAGAACTATTGAAATACTATCTATGAAAATCATTTGTTAATTTGATATGACCTATTTAATAAAACTGATTTCTTAATTAAATCCATTAATTCTTCTAAATCATCCGCACCATAATATCCAACATTACAATCAGGAAAATTAATATCTGCATGGTATTCATTGTTAAAAGGTTCAAACCGAATGTTTATCTTTATTTCCATCTTTTATCCCACAATAGCAACATTGCTACCTTGTGCTTGTTGGTATTGCGCACCCATTACCGTTGTCATTGCTAATATTTGGTGTGTACCCGACCATGAATAATGTACTGATAACATATTATCAAAATGGTTGTTCCAAGTTGAATTAGGTTTTACTTTTATTATATTACCTACGTTGCGGCACTTACCTGTATCTGAGCATAGCGAATAGGAATAAGAATAATCATGGTCAAACCCAGTGTCATTAGTAATTTGTATGTCATGGTCTGAAGTAATTGAACAATAGATACCTTTAATACAAGTTGATGAATGTGCATTTGCATTAAGGATAATTTTATCAGCAAATGTTGCCGATGAAGTGATAGCCAATAAGCATATAATTATTTTTTTCATGGTTACTTTTCCTTGTTAATATTAATTTCAAAACGGTAAATCATCGTCTATAAAATCTTTACTTTTTTCTGGTAATGGTTTCATTCCTGATGGCTTCGCGCCTGCTAAATAATCTTTAACAATATTCTTTGCTTTATACATTCCACCTGTCGGATTAGGCTTTTCACCTTCAACACCAATGTGAACTCGGCCGCCGGCTTTATACATAAATGCATCCGCCGGAATATTTCCTGATAAATATTCTGATTGCATTTCGTTAACATCACAAAAATGTTTTAACAATTTCATTAATGCCATGTTGGTAAAGATTAAATGTTCCTTACCTTCATTGTCCCAAACTTTTAACGTAATCGCCGTGTATTCATTCCCTGCCTTTGACATTTTGTCCTCAGACTTCACCACTTGGTAACTGTATAAAGCTTCTGGCAAAAGGGCTGCTACTTGCAGCTCCTCGTCTGATAATGGCGTAAAGTTCATGCTACAACTCCCTGTACTTGTTTATGCAAATGGTCAATTATTTTTTGTATGACATCACCGCCTAGTTCATCAAATGACTCAGCATTATGTTTATCAAGCCATTTTGTGTAGGTTTCCTCGGTGATTTTGAACAATTCTATTAAGCGATTAACTTCGTCTACTTGCTTTTTGGACGCTAGCTCTTGCGTTATGACTTCTTTATCAATACAATCCGCGCCGTATCGTTTTATGACCTCATCATAACTAAAAGAAAAGGTTTCATTCATTGGAAATTCATCTATGCGAGACTTCTTTGTTACAGCTACAAACTTGTCACCACGAATTTGGGTTTCAAATACTAAGTCGAACATATAACCCAGACGATTATAACAACTATAAGTTTGACCTATTACAGACATATTATTCCCATATTCCTTTTTAGCTTGGCATGTAACAATTACATTCATGTCTATGCGTAATAGTAAGTTAACTAATAATTTCATTTTCTTGTTAGCTGCCGTTACGTGTCGACCAAACTCATTACCGACAACTCGCTCGCAATCAGCTTGCAGATTGTCATAGGGAATAGTTAATGAGTCAATCACTAATGTCTTAAAATCATGCTTTGTTGACATCAATTCCTTAACTTGGGAAAGGATTTCATCAAAGTCACCGGTTGCCAACACTTGCCCGTTGTTATCAGAAATTGCTTGTGCGTATTTTTTCTTGCTCGCTGTATCTTCAGTATCAATATATGCAGTGTTAGGGAATTGGCATGCACAAGATGATTTACCCGTACCCATTTCGCCAAAGAACATTGCCTTTAATCGTTGTTGTTTTATTTCTGGTTTCTTAAATTTCAAACTCATTGTTACACCTCATTAATTATAAACCGTAACCGCCCCATGTATTATTTGTCATGTTGTAACCGCCAAATCCATCAGGGGAAACGTGATAAGTTTCCGCGCAAGCAGATGTATTAAGCATCATTGTTAATCCTAAACTTAAAACGATAATCCACATTAAATTTGTTAACACTAATATTTTTTTCATTTGTAACTCCCCAGTTTGTTATTAAAATAATTACGTATAAAGTCAGGATTTATCATCATTTATTTTTTGTTTATAATCTTCGACAGCTTCTTGTTGGGTATTTCCTTCACCCACAATTGATTTGCCTAAAAGAATGCAATCATTGCACCCACAATAATTCCCATCAGTTACCCTAAATTTTCCCATGTAGTCTATTTCAGTGTTTAATCTCAGCATTACTCGATAACCTCATGCTCTTCTATTGAAAAGAGTTTTGTATATTTTTCATCTCCCTTAAAACTATCAATCATGTCTTGCGCATCTTTTTTATTAAGGTAAACACCTTCAATTCTTTGCTCGTGTGCCACTAAAATATAAACCTTCATTTTTTTATTCCCATTCTATCCGCATATTCCCCTAAATAATTATCCATTGCTTCATATTCGGTTTTTCCTTGGCCAACAATACAGTCATCATCGCCATTATAATTTTCATCTACTGCAATCCATCTTCCAGAATAATCTTGCTCTGTATATATGTGCATCTTTTACCCCTTTACTAAAATTAAAATATATAAAATCATGACAAACAGCAGCAGCATCCTTGCTGCGTTCATCATCATCCCTGCACCTCATACTCTTCTATATCCCTAAAATTATTTTCTATTGATTCGGAATGTTTTACCGCAGCCTCTAGGCTTTTCCATATGCTATCAATCACCCATTCATCCCTGGCATACCATGTATAGCGCTGAACGATCCAGACTTTCATCGATAGTCCCTCATTTCTTCCATGACAGAGATGTAGCATTCATAACATTCGTCATCCAAAACTTGTTGGTAGAAACGCCTTGCTTCTTTTATTGATACTTCAGTGTTAGTGACAGACTTGCAGGAATGTTCATAATCTTCTGCGTCTTGGAAGTGTGATAACAATAAACGCTTGTCACAAATGTCAAGGTCGTCAACGTCAATACAAAAATTATTGTCATCATATGTCCCATACTCACGTATGAGGTTGTGGAGGAGAGAGGTAAGTGCTAATCCCTTTTTTGTCATATAGCCAACGTCCATGGCATCTTGCTTAATGATACAATTACGGTATATATTTGCGCTATTCATAAACATTGCTCCCAAGTTTTGTTTTTGACTAGTTCTGGGCAGGCTTCCAAGGGCCTGCCTAAAACGCTTTAATTTATAATCCTGCCTTGTCCATCACTATTGACACTAAAACACAAAAACCTATTAGCCCTAAAATTATTCCGCCTGCTATTTCTAACATTTTCGTGTTCCTCGTTAAGTTGATAAAGCGATGATACATATGTATCACTGATCAGTCAACTTGTTTTCCATCTTTTTTTTATATTTATCGACACACCTAATAATGATGTCCATCATGGATATTTCTTGGTCAATGGCAGTTTTCTTTAAGAATACCCACATATCCCTAGGCATCCTCATTTGGAACATCTTAATGTCTTTATTAGTTTTTTTATTTATCATATAGTATTCCGGTATTGTTGTTGTATATACAAGATATCAATGTATCATTTATACATTTGTTGGCATGATTAATCAAGGAGAAATATGCGTTTATTGAAAGAGTCCATCCCTGATGAATATTATGAAAAAGTATATTGCGATTGCTGCGATAAAATTTTGGCTAAGTTTTTAAGGGGTGAAGGTTTTGTGATAAAAGAAGATTTTAATACTTTATGCAATGATTGTTTTGGGCAGTTAAAGTAGAATTATATTTTTAGAAACTGCGCCCTGTGTCTAGCAGAGCGCCACACATTCGGTTGTCCACAACCTAGCTAGCCCCTCAATTATACGGTGCCGCAGGAATTGGTCAACCCCCTAATATAAGGATTTTGTATGTCAAAGCAAAAATGTCGCATTTCAAAGAAGCGATCTAATTTCTCTATTATCTCAAATTCTGTTGCTCAGGTTCTAAACTATGACCTTTCTGCCCTTGGTTTGTATGTTTATTTATTTAGCCTCCCTCATGATTGGGAGTTTCATAAGACTCATTTACGCAAGGTTTGTAACATAGGTGAAAAGAAATTAAACAACTTATTAAAGATACTTTCAGACCATAAACTAATCAACGTACTGCAAACAAGAAAAGAAAATGGCCAGTTTTCTCATTTTGACATCCATATTGATGATGGCAGCGCATTTATCCACAACCCCAAGCCGGACAGCCAAAATTGCCGTCCGGTAGAAAACGGAGCGGCGGTAAAGCAGAGCTATAAAGAGAATATAAAAAACAAAGAACATAAAGATCAAAAGAGAGAGCCCGCACGCAAAAAGCGCGTGGCCCTCCCTGAAAACTTTGAACCCAATGCAGAATCAAAAGCTATGGCTGAAAAGAAAGGCCTAGACTTGCTTAATGTACTTACTAAATTTATGGCCCATGCTAAATCCGAAGGATGGACGAGGGTTGATTGGCATGAAGCGTTCATGAAATGGGTTATTGACGAGAAAAAAATAACATCACCAAAAGAATCGATTAAAAACACTACAAAAGTAAATGAACCAAGGAACACAACCACATTTTGGGAACCGGGAAACCCTGATTACGATAGGCTACATGGAGTAGGCTCTAATGGGAAAGGAAGCGAGGTACGAAGAGATAGTGTTAGGGGAAAGGGTGTGCGAAAAGTTGAAGGATATTTACTTTAAGGACATTCTTTGGATTGACTGCCATAAGGATGTTGCCTTTAAATTTACCCACTTAAAGCGCATTGCCAAGCATTTTTATGTGGATAAAAGCTTAACCGATGTCCTAAAGGAATTAATAAAATATTCAGACCAAGATATTAAAGACGCCTTTGAGCAATAAGGAAAATGTTTTATGTGGAACATGGATGACCGCTACAAGTGGAGCAAGAAAGGGAAAAAATACAGGTCTACTTACTTGGATAACCTGAAGAAGCTATATGAACACCCAAAAAACCCTCCAGATTTAACTCAGGATAAGTGTTCTAGTAATTCTGGTACGCCAACTAGGGTAAAGTTAAAAGTTTAATGTAGAACAAATATGGAGGAATGGATGCCTGTCAATGATTGCCCCACGGAAGATTACGAACAAATTAGGTTGTGTACGTGGTTGACACTACAATGCATTCCGCATTATTCCATCCCGAATGGGGGGTTTAGGCGGTTCAAGGAAGCCGTGCGGTTAAAGCGTACAGGCGTCCAAAGTGGCGTGCCTGATTTATGCATACCCATTGCATCTGGTATTTACCACGGCCTTTATGTTGAATTAAAGCGCAAAAAAGGTGGCAAAGTATCGGACAATCAAATATATTGGCTGGCGCTTTTACGGGAGAAAGGGTATTACGCAGAGATTGCCAAGGGATATGAAGAAGCCAAGGCAATAGTGTTGCACTACCTTTCCCTTGCTCCCAAAGCGGTGTAAGATAATTGGTTGGTATACTTTTCCTTATTCTCCCCGCCCCTCACGCGGGGATTTTTTTTGGGTGTCATGGATGATTGTTTCGCGCTGCCATAAGGCCGAAGTGTCGGTTTACAGTGCCGATGAAGGCACGTCGTTTTACGTTTGTGGCACTTGCCACATGGCTTGTGATACGATTTTTTCTTTGTCACTCGGAATGGAATGTCATGATGACACCCGAACAACAAGCGAAGTTACGCCGCTCCTTGGTCATGCATGAAAACTATGAAAAGTTTCCCTACATTGACCCAATGGGTAAGGTCACCATAGGCATTGGGTATAACCTCTCTGACCGTGGGATGCCGGATGAATGGATAATTAAGCAGTACAACGAAGACGTTAATTACCACTATACCAACCTCTATGAAAGTTACCCATGGTTTCGCGACCTCAACAATGACAGGCAGGTTGCCTTGGTGGACATGTGCTTTAACCTTGGTTACCGTAATTTCCAGTCATTCAAGAAAATGATACGTGCACTGGAAAACCACCGGTATGATGAAGCCTCATTTGAGATGTTATCTAGCAAGTGGGCACACCAAGTAAACTCACGCGCAACGCGCCTTGCCCATGTTATGCTAACGGGTGTATATAATATTTAGCTTACTATCAACTGCCACGGACTAGGCGAAAACCTTATCCGGTAAATGATGATTAAATTTGAAAATAAGAACAATGGTCGATATTTTTATTTGTATATTGCACGGGATATGTTTGATGACTTGGTACTTACTGTTATTCGCGGCGGGCGTAACGCTAGGGTTTTGCGTAATTACCGTAGTGGCGACTTACCAGTTCTTGAGGGGGAAGTTGCCCGGATTTCGAGGCAAAGGATAAAAAGGGGCTATACTTTGGTTGCCTGATTGTGTAAAAATAATCGCTTGCCTACCTAGCAAAAGGATTTTTGCGTGAAAGCTGGCCCAAAATTTACTTATGATGTCGCTAAATTTGACGCCATCATCAATTCAATTACCCAAGCACGTGGCTCACTAGGCCAAGTCGCTGACTTTAATAAAATCCCGCGTGATACATTTTACTATTGGCTTCGCGTTGGCGAGGAAGATAGGAACAATGGGCTAAGCACTGAACTTGCTCAATTATCAAGCAATTTAAGGCATGCCCAAGCAATTGTGGTCATGGACTTGGTGGAAGAGGGTATCTCAAACGAAAAACGATCCAAGTTTATCATGTGGTGGCTATCCAAGATTTGCCGTGAAGACTTTGGCGCTGAAGGCGTTGAGCTAAAAGAACTTCGTGATATTTTCCGGGTCATCCTTCCATTGATCAACAAGGATGATTCCCATGCCAAATAAGAAAGCCAAGGCATTTGACAAGAAGCCAACAAAGCCTGTCCCACACCAACCCGTATTACAACGCGTTGCCAATGCTTCACGAACCCTAAGGGGAGTTAGGAAGTCATGAAAGACTCAACCGATTTACATATCCAAGGATTAGAAATGAAGGGTGGATTGAATGGCATTGATTACCCCCAAAAGTTTGTCAAGGCGCCTAAATCAGCATTCCCATCCAAACCACCGAAAGCAGAAAGCGCAAAGGTAAATGACCCTGCAATGAAGATGTCGTTGGGATGTTAAGTTGACAATTTTTTAAGTTAAGTTGACAAAGGTGGCCCATAAGGTTGACAAATGGATTGTCCTGCTTGCAAATACCCTGATACGCGAGTCGTAAAGTCATTACCTGATTCACAAGATACCGTCACGCGTAGGCGTGAATGCTTGCGTTGTGGCGCACGTGTTACCACCCAAGAGCGCATTAAGGAGCCTAGGAAGAAAAAGGATGTACCTTGAGCCATTATTCCCGAACGCAAGACCTCTCCACGAAATCAATGATAAGCACCTGTAAGGAGTTCTTGGACTCTTACAACAGGCGCTCACAGCAACACATTACGTTTGAAGAAAATAGGACGATTATCCATGGGTTGGAAGCCGATAAAGTTTATGTTCCCTCTGATACTGGCCAATCTTTTGCTGACAGTAACCATTTTGTTAACCTTGTTATTGGCCCGTATGGGTCAGGTAAGTCCACTATGTGTGTCCAGCGAATCGTCCGGTCAGCTTGTAATATGCCACGATGGTTCAATGGACGACGACGGGCAAGGTGGGCAGTCGTTCGAAATACTAGCGGCGAACTCGTATCAACCACTCTCCAAACTTGGCTCACGTGGTTCGGGGGATTAGGTGATATTAAGAAGCGCCAGAAACCATTATTGACCTATGAGCATGTGTTTAACGATGGTAATGGAATAATTGAACTAGACTTGATATTCATTGCATTGGATAGGCCAGATGATGTAAGGAAAGTTAAGTCGCTTGAACTAACAGGTGTATACCTCAATGAGCTTTCTGAACTTCCACAGAATGTCCTTTCTCACTTCAAGGGGCGTGTTAATGGTCGCTATCCTTCTCGTAGCTTTTGTAGTGAGCCACACTGGTCAGGCATTATAGCGGATACGAATTATCCAGACACTGACCATTGGATATATGACCAATTTGTAGCAAAAGAAATTGATTCGTATAAATTGTTTAGGCAGCCTTCTGGCTTATTAAAAGATGATAATAATAATTGGGTAAGAAATCCAAAAGCAGATAATGCAGAACATCTTTCTCCTGATTACTATGTAAAGCTTGCTAGTGGTCAATCACAAGATTTTATTAAGGTCTATTGTCTTGGTGAATGGGGTTCAGTTTCAAATGGAAAGCTTGTTTATCCTGAATTTAATTCTGATTTACACCTCATAAATGAAGTAGAAGCCATACAGGGTGACCCTATACATTTAGGTTGGGATGGTGGTCTTACACCCGCTTGCGTTGTTGTGCAAATGTCTGAAAGGGGGCAAATGAGGATTCTTAAAGAATATATTGGCGAGGATATGGGAATAAGGACATTTGCTGAGTCAATTGTTATTCCTGGGCTTGCTAGGGATTTTCCCTATTGCAAAGTGGGTGAAAGTTTCTTTGACCCTAGTGGTGTTGCCCGTGATGATATTATGGAAGAAATGAGCGTGATTGGGGAGCTGTGTTCCCTTGGCATACAAACATTGCCAGCACAAACAAATGATATTGATGTAAGGTTAGCAGCAGTTAGGTTTTTCCTAAATAGGATGGTGGATGGAAAGCCTAGCTTTATTATGTCTAGGAATAATTGCCCTGCTTTGCGCAAGGGTTTTATGCAAGATTATGTATATAAACGCGTAGCCATTAGCGGGGAAGAAAGATACAAAGACAAGCCAGATAAAAATATGTCATCACATCCACATGATGCCTTACAATATGTTTTATTACGCTTTGCATCTGATAGAATTGTAAAAGAAAAAACACCTGAAAATAAAATAGACCCCTTTATAAATAACACCGTTTTTAGATGGTCAAACTGATATGAAAATATGCTTGATAGAAAGTTGTGATAGGGAAGCCAAAAAAAGAAAAATGTGTTTAGCCCATTATAAGAGATGGAAAGACCAAGGCGATAATTTTGATAGAAGCTCTATTGTAGATGTATCTAATCCAATAAGCAGGTTCAATGCGAAACTTGGTAAGCCTAATGAAAGTGGTTGTATTGAGTGGTTGGGAGAAAGAAGATACAAAAATGGTTACGGCATTTTCCATTTAAGCGATGGAAAAACTATGGGCGCTCATAGAAAAGCATATGAAATAGTAAATGGTAAAATACCTGATGGATTACTAATTTGTCATCGATGCGATAACCCTCCGTGCTGCAATGTGAATCATTTATTTCTTGGTACTGCATCTGACAACATGATGGATATGGCTAATAAAGGTAGGCATCCTTATAAAAGAGGAATGAAAAGAGAACCTGTT